AACTGCACAGACAACAACCATCAAGAATCAACAGAAGAACAGAGAACCTCCCAAAGAACACCACAGGGGCGGCGGGCGCGGCGCTGCGGCGCTCGGGGAGAACCGCGGGACCCTTCGCCTGTCCTCGAACGGAAACGGCGCAGCGGGGCTCTGGTAGAGCGGGGCGTATCTCGCTGTCTATCTTGTGCCATTGCTGGTCGGCAACTCCTCCCCGGGACCTCTTTACTAGCATCTGCGATGCAAGGATCCACCATGAACACGTTTATCAAAGATATCGAGTCTTTCTTTTCAGGTCTCCAGCCTGCGGTAACGAGCCCGGCAGCGTCGAGCGCGACCGCCGCAGCAGGCGATCTCGTGAAGAAGTCGGTCGCACTCGCGCAAACGGCGAACCACCTCGCGCAAAGCTTTACGAGCGATGCGGAAACGACGTGGGCTAGCCTCGACGGGCAGTCGCTCGCGGACGTCGCAACGTCGGTAACAACCCTCGTGCAAAGCGGCGACTACGAGAAGGCAGCCTTCAGTCTGCTGTACCTCGTCTATCAGGACGCCATCGAGGCGACCAACAAGGTTGAAGCCCAGGTGCCGGCAGCTGAATCCGCGGTAAGCGGAGACGTTCAGGCCGTCGAGCAGAAGGTCGCCACGGCCACCGCAACGACAGCCGAGCCGGCGGCAACCGGCGTGGCGGCGAAAGTCGAAGCCGTCGCTGAGAAGCTCACTGGCGAAGTGAAGGCGGAAGTGGCGAAGGTGATCGGCGAAGTCAAGGAAGTCTTCGAAGGTGACGCGCCCGCTGCGACCCCCGGTCCCGTGGCGCCTGTCGCTGCGCCTGTCACCCCGGCTAATGCGGCAGCATCCACGGCTCCGGTGGTAGCCGCAGCAAACCCTCCGGTGACGCCGGCGCAGGCAGCAGCGCCGGCGGTGCAAGCGAACTGACTGACCCGGCCCCGGCAGGCCTCTGGCGCCGGGCGCTAGGTTGGTTCCGAAACACATCCACTAAGGGGACAGCATGACATCCTTACTCAAGGCCGCGCTCGAAGGCGAAATCGTCGAGATGCTGGATACGCAGTCGCCGAAGCCGGTCGAAGACAAAGACATCATGGAGCTCAAGGGTCCGCTCTCCGAAGTCTTTTCGAAAGCATTGGCGAAAGCCTATGCGCGCAACGATCCGCTGACTGACAAGAGCGGTCAGGACGCGACACCCGGTGACCAGACGGCACTCGAATCGCAGGCCAATGATGCATTGGCCATTGCACAATTGGTAAACGACGTCCAGATGTCCAATGCGGCAACGCCCGCCGACGGTAATGCACTGACGGTCTACGGCGTGGCAGCCAATGACGTGAAGCCCGAGAACATCGTGGAGGTCAGTCAGGACCTCGCGGGCCGGGATCTGGACGCATCCGACTTCATCCTCGTGATGGATGCGACGAACCCGTCGGTCAATGGCACTGACAGCGGCACCCCGGATGAGCGCGTGGAGTTTTACGGGAAGGCGCTGGAAGGGCTGGCTGAAGCGTACGGCGTGAAGGTCTATCCGAGCCTGGAGGCCTTTGCCGAAGCCTGGGTCGCCGACAAGAAGCGGGGTGAGTGATGTTCGTCCCCGTCCAGTTCATGTATTGGCAGTCGTTCGTGACACGTTCCAGCATGGAACTCATGATGACGCCATGGTGGTTGTGGTAACGATGCAGTGAACCGTGCGCGGCGGGGAAACCTGCCGCGCCGTATGCCGTCGATCTCCAATCTTGTGATCCGGATCGCTGAAATCCGTGAAAACTTTTGAGGAAGCGACAATGCCTGGGACCATTCAAGGCGTCTTTGCTGAGGCGTGTCGGAGCCTCGTCATTGACGCAGCATTCGCGAAAAAGCTGAGTCAGTATCGCATGCATTTTCAACACAAGAATGAGGATCACATCAAGTTCTTCGGCGGTAACCTGCTCGGCGTCGAAGTCGTCCGCTTCACCGATGCCGACCGCGATATGTGGTTCGACGAGATCCTGAAGGTTGACCAGAGCGCGCTCACCGAACAGCTGCTGGCGTTGCCGACCGTGAACCCGACCTTCAATGTGTCGAGCGACACGATGAACCTCTCATGTGCCTGGCTCCTGCACGCGATCTACGTCTCACCCAAGCTGAACACCCAGCAGAAACATGACTCCATGATGGACGTGGGTCTCGTACTCCAGTTCAAGTTCCTGACCTCGCGTCTTTATCGTCATTTCCGCTATCCGGCCGATAAGGCGACGGCGGAGGCGACATACGCGGCCCTCTCGGGCAAGTACGCCATCAAGCAGCTTGGCAGCTGGAACCGGGTGCTTGAGCAGCGTACGGAAGACCTGATCTCAGCAGAAGGATTGCACTTCAATGCGATCGCCCGGATGAACAATGACCTGGAAGTCATCTATCTGCTCAATGACACCCAGGGCCGTATCCGGGACATGCTGAAAAACATCTACGATGTGTTTCTTTCGATCCACCACCAGGGCATCCGTATTCAGTCGACGTCGTCGCTGATCGACTACGATGGCGAGGTGGTGCTCAAGGACAAAAACAAGAATCTGCTTGCGTACACACGCTACCTGCACGCCCTCATCACGGACAAGACTTCGTTCATGCGTGAGGAGCTGATGACGGTAATCGAGAAGCTGATGCACACGACACCGCCGAGGCTCTTTCGCGAAACGCTCGCCTGGCTCTCGGATAACTACCGGCAGTCGGGCGCCGGCCGTATCGAAGAACTGTTGAATGAAGTCCTGATTCACAGTTTCGACTATCTTGCCGAGGAACGCACGATGGTGCGCAATCACGTCGATCTGCCGACGCTTCTGGCACGACTCAAGGGCGTGTACACCTCGTCGCGCAGTATCGATCCGGCGCTCTTTTCCCTGCGTGAAAAAGCAGAGTGGTGTGTCAAGCAAGCGACGGGCAATCGCAATGAGAGCGTCATCGCATCAGTCCGCACATCGGTCCTGTTGTACCTGGTCACGCGGACCATGACCATGCAGCACTACACGACCAAGTGAGGGGTCGTATAAAGCTGTTTCTTTTCTTTTCTCCAGGAACGTCCCGTTATGGCAGTGCTAGATGTTGTCTGGGAGCTGGGGCGCGCAATGATGCTGCGGGGGGTAGCATGGTTGCAGGGTCCCAGCTGGGTACGAGAAGCAGTGGTGCCGGAGAGGGAATTGAGTAGTTTGACTGTCTACACAGTCCACGGGTATGAGCTGAGCATTTTTTGCGCAGCGACGTATTACGAGCGGCACTACAGTCGCTTCTACATGCCCATGCGGCTCATGGCGAATTACCACGTCTATACGCTGGTTCCTCCGGAGGCACCGGAGCGGCTGCGAGCCATAGCCGGAAGCTTCGCTGCGGATATCCCGCGACAATATAGCTCGCTGGCGACCGAGGTTAAGCAAAAGCAGGGTGCGGTCGAAGCCTACCTCGACCTGCTCATCAGTCGTCTGGATCGCCGGGGTCCATGCGCTCACGCGCCGCAGTGGCCGCTGGAAGCGTAGCAACATCATAGAGGCCAGAGCGGATCGCTCCGCTCTGGCCCTTATGCCGTCGGGTTACCGCAGGAAGCGACGTTCGTACTGCGCCATTGACATTGGCGGCCGCTCAGTGAAATGGCCGTGCATGTTGTTGTGCATCGGCGCATTCCGCAGATGCGAGGCTCCTTCCCGCATCCGTTCGCGCTTCTTTTCGCGTGCGTTGCTGATGAGCGTGTCCAGGCTGAAGATTTCTCCCTCCTCCAGAAGCAGCTTGCGGTCAAGCAAACGCAACTGATGCTCGATACGCTGCGAGATCCAGTCGTTGCTTTCCCGGGTGAGCTGGTTATAAAGGTCCTCAATCTGCGTGCGGATTTGCTGCTGTTCCTGGCGCGTCTGGCGGTCGATGATGCTCTCCTCGCTAGCGCCACCCAGTGCCGCACCGATCCGTCGTTGGTCGATCCCGTAGTGGGCCAGCTGTTTGCCCTTTGTCAGCAGCCAGTGGCACAGCAGCCAGCCGATCACCATGTCGTCGTGCTCGCCGATTTCATGGTCCACACGTCCGTTGCGGGTCACGAGCGTGGTCATCTGGTCAATCAGCGGCTTGTCGTGAATCTGAGAACAGGTTCGTTTGGCCGCCAGCTGCAGCGTGCTGGAATAGAGATCCGAACGGGACGTGATGCCGGTACCGCCTGAGGTGGCAAAACCGAAAGCCTTCTTGTAACGTACGTAGATGTCGTTCGGGCGGCGCCCCATCGGAACCTGGATCTCTTTGAACCGGTCCGGCATCTCGTCGTATTCCTGTACCACCTTGTTGTAGAGCCGCGCGAACGGATCGACTCCTTTGGAGGGGAGCATCAGAAGCAGATAGTCCATCACCGCCATCCCCGTGCTCTTGCGCTCGATGATCCCGGTCGTGGTAGTCCACCGTGTGAACCAGCTACAGACCCATTCGGAGAAGGTGATGATGTTGGTTTCGTTATACGTGCCGCCCGCAATCACTTCCAGGGTTTCGACATCCAGCAGCACGAGCGAGATATCATCGCCTCCCGATGCTTCGGACGTGTCCATGCCGAACACGAAGCGGCCACTTTGCATGCGCTCTTCAATCTCATCCTCCTCGATGTACCAGCGCGTCACGTAGCCTTGCGGACTAATCTCGGTGTACTTGACATCCATGACGCTCTTGGCGATCGATTCGAGCACGGAGACGGGTAGCGGATTCGACTGGGAACCCGAGGTCCACATGTTGAAAAAATCCCGGTTTGCATCGTCACCACTGACAGTCGCCGCTTCGATCTTTTCCTTCAGCCACTGGTCGGTCTTGCCGAGTTGACGATGGTTAAAGGTCGCATTGATCCGGAACACGCCCCCGCCAGGCCCTCGCGAAGCGCGACGAACCATGTGCTCCAGTTCCTTCGCGTCCGCCGCATCAAAGAACTTCTCGGTCCAGACCGCCGCTTCGCTCACCAGCCTGTAGATAAACTTGCCGTCCCTGTCGTCCTTTTTGCCCGCCGTCGTTGTGATGATTGTCCCGTAGGGTGCGCCGCTCGCCTTGGCCTTGTCGACCGCGGCACCGGTTGCTGCCAGCGCCGACCCCATTGCAATCTCGATGTTTGGCTGGAAAGGGCCTTCGTCGATGTGAAAGATGGGTGAGGTCAGTCCACGGCCCAGCTTGTATGCGCCCTTCTCAGAAGACTGGGGTACGTGCGTCTTGTACTTGTTGTTCAGCGAATTGACGGTAATCACTTCGCCGTTGTTTGTATCTTCCTTTGTTCGCTGCTGGAGATACGGAGGGAGTTCCTCCATGATCTTCTTGAGTCGGTCGATGTTGGCACGCCGGAGGATGTCGTCCTTCGTCAGCAGGTTGATGTCGGTGTTCTCGCACATGAAGTTCAGGAGCAGCGACATCAGCTCGTCAGTCGAGAGCGACTTGCCCGTCTGACGAATCTGGATCAGGAAGATCATTACGTGGTTGAAGAAGCACCAGAAGAGCGCCACGTTCCCGCGATTGCCTTCAAATTGCGTGGAGGAGCCACCGCCGATCGCTGGCACACGGGCGATTTCCCGCATGAAGTAAAAGGGGTTCTGCTTGCACTCGACCGCCACGGCTGCCATTTCCTCAATGGTCAGGTCGGGCGCAAAAGGATCCAGGCCTTGCAATGCTGGATTGATCAGGGCGAGACAGAAAGCGTGGTTCCTGATACCCATCTTCCGGTACACGGCGGCGAGACGGACGAAGCTCTGGTTGCTGGTCTTGGTATCGATAATGGCGTTGGGATACTTCAGCCAGTCTTTTTCAAATAGGATCACTTGAACCTCTAGGATACCTAAGCGATCCGTCCTCCATCCCGTCCTCCCCGCGACACCGGGGAAGGCGGGACAGATGACAGAAGGCTTAGTTTTGTTGTTGGACAGGCACCCCAGCAATGCTGAGCTGCAGATCGTTCGTGCTCGTACGGAGGAAGAACGTGACAAACAGCGTGCTGCGGTCGGGCAGGGGAACCGTCGACGTCTGCGTCGAGTTCCACTGGGATAGCAGGCACACGATCGGCGCGCTGCCATCGGGCATCTGGATCGCAAAGTGCGTCGGTACCGGCACGCTCGCTTCCTGGGCGGGATCAGTCAACGGCAGCGTGTTGTAGTAGAACGCCTGAAGCCACGCGTCCTCCGAGCTATAGCCGCTCGTCAGGTTCACCGTGTACTGGTTGGCGGCGAGCTCCTGCGTTGCAGCGAAGTTTCCCGGCCCGAAAGGCGGGAACTGGCCCGGCTCGAACTGCACTTCCCAAGGCGACGCCTGTGTCCCCGGTCCAAGCAGCGTGACGGCGACGGTCGAAGTGAAGAGATAGTTCGTGAAGCTCGGGTCGACCTTGTTCAGCTGCACCTGACCTTCGATGTTCTGCTGGGTACCGTAGACGAGCGGCTGGAAGGCGGGCGATGCCGGTGAGAAGGTGACAAGGCTGGTGA